TCAGATTTTAGAGAGGTATCTCTATAATCATGGATTCTGAAATCCTTTCTTTGTTATCCAACGCTCTTGCGAAACAATCTTGCAACGAGGATACTTCCGTTGGAAAGATAATCGCTGACCACGGAGCGAGAGTCGTTAGGAATGCACTCGGTACTGTCGATTATTCTGACAGGCCCTTGGACGTCTCTTTCGTACTCACTTCTGAGCAACAAGCACTGCTCAAAGCCCACTTCCCAGGGAGGTCGGTGAGATTTTCAAACAAATCGTCGTCTCAACATTCGTTTGCTGCTGCTCATCGAGTGTTGGAGACCGATTTTGTTTATTCCTTCTTTCCAGAAGATGCCGTGGTGGTTGATATCGGTGGAAATTTTTCCAACCACGTGAGGAATAGACGACACAACGTTCATAGTTGTTGTCCCATCTTGGATGTTCGAGATGGTGCTCGTTATACCGAAAGGTTCATGTCTTTAACTAAATTCATGAACAAACATCCGACCGAGAAATGTGAACCTCAATACTGTAAGAACACTTTCCAGTGTTGTGAGTTGAAGGCGGATTATGCCATGGCGATCCATTCCTTATCTGACTTGAAGCTGGAAGACTTATGTCGTGCCATGCTTTCTAGGCAGATTAAGAAGACGGTCGCAACTATCATGATGACTCCTGATATGTTGGTCGACGATTCAGGTTTTATTCCTCACTTTGAAGTGAGATGGACTATTGATAGACCCAATGATCGAATTTACTTTGATTTCGAAAATGCATCGAATCTTGGTTACGATCATTGTTTCTCCACTTTGATGTCCTATATGCGGTATAACGCCGTTAGGATTGGCAATTCTGCTTTCAGAGTGGAAAGAACTATGGATTTCCATGGTGTGATGGTAGTAGACATCACGTATGCCGAAAATTGGCATCCTTCTATTTCTTCATTGTCTGGTGGGAGATCTTGTGCTTGGTTTTCCAAATTGAAGAATAAAGTGGTACTACAGTTAGTATCAAACACACTTTTACCTTGGGCATTCAAGAAGCGTGAGTTGGTATTGGATAAAAGAACAATCTCACGGGTCATGGAATCTGCTTTCCGGCAGTATAATCCTGACCAACCAGTTGAGAAGGCAATTCAGAACATTTCTATGTTGTTGTCTTCTGGTACTAATCACATTGTGGTTAATGGGGTTAGCGTTGTCGCGGGAACTCCTCTTGAACAAGAGGACTTCGTGGACGCCGCTACCACAATTTACTATATCACTAAACAGAGGTATAATGGTTTACGAAGTAAACTTACCGCCATGCACAATATTGAAACGAAAAATTCTTCATCTTCTGTGTTTGGTGAGAAAATGGCCACAACTAGTTTACTCTCGAAATTCCCATTGTTTAAACAAAATGATCTTCCAGTGGATCATGTTCTCCCCACTTTAGGGGAATGTGTTCAAGCTCTTGTTGGTAGAGACCCTGAAGTTGAGGGTGATCAACAATTGATAATTAACAAGTGGGATGAGTTTACCGGTGTATGGGCAGACGTTCTATGCGGAAGCATAAGGACGAATCAAGATATGATTCGTAAACCTTTGGAAGTGATTCCATTGGAAGAATTTATCCAATCAAAGATTGGTGCTTTTAACGGTGTTCTTTCGATACCCGTTGAAAAGGAGTTTCGTGAGAAACAGTCCGCTATAAATTCCGAAGCTTTGAAGCATAAGGCTGAAGAAAAACGTATGCGTGACGCGATTCTTACGATTGCGACCCTGATTGAGTCGGGGAATAAGGATTTGAAGCTTCCGTTGGGAATATCCGGAAGCTCCTTTATACCAAATGTAGTGGATAAAACTCAAACGACAATTGTCGAAGATGTTACTAATCCACACTTTGAAGCCATTGACGAATGTCACAACTATCTTTCGACTATCGAAGAAAATTCTGATAGAAGATTTAAGGGAGTGATGAGTCATATTGTAGCTGGTCGAGTTCCAGACAGTGTGTTTTATGGGAATAAGGATTTGAAGGCCTATTGCCCACAAACCGCGACTTGGAAAACTCATCGAGACCATCCCGACGTCTTAGAATATTCGGTCGGTATTACCCCAAATGGGAAGATTCCTGTATCATATGATAACGGGAAGTTCGACTCGCGAACATTACACCTGATGCGTGAATTCCAGGTTGTTTTGTTTGATCAATCTTGTGTGGTGGACAATGTCTCTATGATAAAGTCGGCACTAGAGCGATCAAAAACCATGAAGTGTGATACTTCCATCACCGTTGTTGACGGTGTCGCGGGTTGTGGTAAAACAACAAAAATTGTTGATGCCGTTGATTTAAACGAAGCTGGAGGGGTCCTTGTGTTGACTTCCAACAAGAATTCTGCTCTCGAATTGAGAGAGAAAATCGTGGGTTCTACTATCGTGAAAGCGAGAGTAATACGCACTGTTGATTCTTACTTGATGATGAGTACGCCGTTCGAAGCGAATAAGGTGTTCATCGATGAGGGGTTCATGCAACATTCAGGCTGTATTTATGCAGCTCTGACTTTGGCTAAGGCTAAAGAGTGTTTCATTTTTGGGGACACTGAGCAGATCCCGTTTATATCCCGATGTCCTTTAATGCGTTTGCGTCATCAAATGATCGTTGGTTCAAAAACTGTGAGGTGTTTAGACACGCACAGATCACCAATGGATGCTACTTGCTTATTAAATAAATTATATAAGCAAAAGAGACCAGTTAAGACCACATCGAAGGTGGCGAGGTCAGTTTCAGTTCACCCAATATCATCTAATCAACAGATACCTAGCGAACCTGCGCTGTATCTATGTTATACTCAAGCTGAGAAAATGGATCTTTTATCAACATCTCACTTGAAAGGGAGAAGGGTGCTTACTGTGCACGAGGCACAAGGGGAAAGTGTCGACAATGTTATTTTCTGTCGACTTTCTAGGACATCCACTGATTTAACAAGTGGTAAACATCCCATTATGGGACCATGTCATGCTTTGGTTGCGCTTTCTAGGCACAAAAAGAGCCTTAAGGTTTATTCTAAGGCTAGTACTCTGGACATGAATGATATTTTGTATAATTTGTGTTCGGAGAAAATTTCCGAGAGAGAACTGACTCAAGCTTTCACTATTAGTGAACGTCTTAAGTTAGATCTTTCTTGAGTGTTGTTGTTCCAGTGCGTTTGCACTGATGCTAACTCTTTGAGTTAATGGTTAGTCACTGTGTGCGACTGCTACAAGATGAACCTATGGGGATTCGAATAGTAGTGAGATATCTTAATCTATCGGTTGCCCGAAGATCGTATGATATCGACTCCAGATTAGTATGGAGATTCTACATTTAACTTACGTTAAATGTAAAGTAGCTAAGGCTACCGAAAAAAAAAAAAAAAAAAAAAAAAAAAAAA